TACTATTCATGATACTTTTATCCGTATCTTTGCGCTTTGAGTCGTTATTTTTCAAATAAATTTCAAATCCCTTGGTTAAATCCTGTATCGTTAAAATTTTTTTGACTGATTGTTCTAAACAAAACACTCTCCTGCTATGAGCGATTTTGGTTTTTGCGAATAACGTTTCTATATCTCGTCCATAAAATTTAAAATAAGATTTATTTTTTTCAAACCATTTGATATTTATGCTTGGTTCTTTTGCTAAATACCACCCCCCATCATTTACTTTTTTTAAGAAAATGTTATATAATTCTTCAGCAGAATATTCATCAACTTTAAACCTCCATGTAAATCTTGAATTTAAACCTTGATTATAATTGAAAAAACATTTATTTAATTCAGTTTCATAACCTGCTATTATTACCATTAAATTATCTTTATGATCGCTTAGTGCTTCGCATAATGTATCAATGCACTCCTTTGAAAAACTATCTTGTTTTTCGTCGTTGCCTAAAGAATATGCTTCATCAATAAATAATACACCACCTAAACATTCTTTAATTACGTCTCTAGTTTTTAATGCAGTTTGCCCTAAATAACCGGCAATTAAATCAGCACGAGTTACCTTTTTAAAATTGTTTTTTTTAAAAACTCCCAATTTCGAAAAAATAGAACCAATAATTTTGGCGATTTCTGTTTTCCCGGTTCCAGGCGGGCCATAAATAACAGTGTGCATAAAATCATTACCAGATGCATTAAACGTGTGTAAATTTTGAATGTAAAATAGAATTTGGTTAATAATATTTTCTTTTAAATCTGTCATTCCAATCATATTATTTAATTCAGTTAATGGTTTTGTTATTTTATGTAAAGACGACATATTAATATTGTATTCAGTGTCTTTATCATCTGGATATGTTTCAATCAGTTTTAATAAATCAGAAACGTTTCCAATTTCTGTAGAAATATGTACTTTATTTTTGTAAACAGGTGTTAAAGTTGTTAAAGTTGTTAAAGGTGTTAAAGTATCAATTTCTTTATTTATTGTATTAATATAATTGGCATATGAATTAATATCACTATTTGTATTAATATTGTTTGTATTAATATTGTTTGTATTAATATTGTTTGTATTAATATTGTTTGTATTAATATTGTTTGTATTTATATTAGTGTTTATTTTTGCATCATTAGTTTCGTATAAGTTTGGATCTGTATAAAGGTCGCACGTATCCAAAGAGGTTGTTCCGGTGAAATTTTGATTAGTATAATTTAAATTATTAAAAGTATTTTCAATTGAATTAATTAACCCTTTGATTTCTTCATTAGGTAAAGAATTATTGGGTAAAAAAGAAGTTGTTTTATTTTGTTTATCTAATTCAAGTAAAAATTTATTATAATTGTTAATATCAGTATGAGACCTAAATCTGGCACATCGTTTAATATAATTATTTCTTTTATTCATTATTATTTGTATTATTAAAATTATATTTATATCTTTTATTAACATAATAATTATATGTTCTAAGTAAGATTCGCTATAAATAAAATGGTTTTATAATTATTATATTTTCTAAGTCAAAGTATAATTCATATAAAAACGACTTAAAAAAAAATTGATTTATTAAATAACTCTAAGGATGGATAATATAAATAAACAGCAAGCTTATATAAGTAACACCAAAATGATTAATGCAAATATGACATCCGTTCTAAATGATAAAAATATAAATGATAAAAATATTAATGATAAAAATGTTGATGATAAAAATGTTGATGACAGTTATGATATTATAAATAACCCATATATTGAAGACCCTTGGACTATAATCGAATCGTATTTTAAAGATCAACATTTAAACCGATTAGTTAGACACCAATTAGAATCGTATAATAATTTTGTTGGATACCAAATTATTAAAACGATTGAAATGTTTAATCCAATTCATATTAAATCGGAAAATGATTTTGATGCCAAAACAGGAAAATATTCGTTAGAAGTGTTTATAACCTTTGAGAATTTTCATATTTATCGTCCACAAATTCATGAAAATAATGGAGCAATTAAACTGATGTTTCCTCAAGAAGCCCGTTTAAGAAATTTCACGTATGCATCCGCTATGACAATTGATATTACCGTTAAATATGTTATTAGAGATGGAGAAACTCTAGAAAATGTAAAAACGTTATATAAAACTTTGCCAAAAATTCATATAGGAAAATTACCCATTATGTTAAAATCAAATATATGTGTTTTAAATCAATATAAATATGTTGATAGCCAACATACTGGAGAATGTAAATATGATGCTGGCGGATATTTTATTATTAATGGTTCAGAAAAAACTGTATTAGGACAGGAAAGAGCAGCAGAAAATCGTGTTTATTGTTTTAATATTTCTAAAAATGATACAAAATATACATGGAAGGCTGAAATCAAATCTGTTCCTGATTTTAAATGTATTTCTCCAAAACAAATAAATATGATGATTAGTTCAAAAAACAATGGATTTGGATTTCCAATTTGTTTACAAATTCCTCGTATTAAACAACCAATCCCATTATTTATTGTGTTTCGTGCTCTAGGAATACTTTCTGATAAAGAAATTTGTGAATACATTATATTAAATATTTCATTAGATAGATACAAACCAATGCTAGATAATTTACAAGCATCTATTATTGAAGCAAATAAATATTTGACGTATGAAGATGCGGTCCGATATATTACAAATTACGTAAGTTACACTCCAATTAATATGGATAAAGAAACTGGAGCATTAAAAAAGCACGAATTTACACTTGAAGTATTGGAAAATGACTTATTTCCTCATTGTCAAGCTCTAAAACAAAAGATTTATTTCTTAGGATATATGGCAAACAAATTAATGCAAGCTAGTTTTGAATATATTAAAGGCGATGATAGAGATTCTTATATTAATAAACGCATTGATTTGTCAGGAACGTCTTTAAACAATTTATTTAGAAATCATTTTAATAAGTTGGTAAAAGATACAGAAAAATTAGTTATCAAGGAAATAAATAACGGTTCGTGGAGATCAACAGAAGATTATCTAAGTATTATTAATTTAACAAATATTTATAAAATTATAAAATCAAATACAATTGAAAACGGGTTTAAGCGTGCTTTATCAACTGGCGATTTTGGAATAAAACATACAAACTCCAATAAAGTAGGTGTAGCACAAGTATTAAATCGTTTAACATATGTAGCAAGTTTAAGCCATTTACGCAGAATTTCTACTCCGATTGATAAAAGTGGCAAATTAGTTCCTCCGCGCAAATTACATAATACATCGTGGGGGTTTTGTTGTCCCGCAGAATGTTTTGACCCAGAAACAGAGATTTTAATGTGGGATGGCAATTCTAAACGAGCTAAAAATATAGTTATCGATGATGTTCTTGTTGATGACCTTGGAAATCCTACAACAGTTCGTACAACATGTTCCGGTTTAAAGAATATGTATGATATTATTCCAGATAAACATAATTTTATGAAGCATAGAGTAACAGATAATCATATTCTAACTCTTAAAATACGCGGTCACAAAGTTATTAGACAATCTTTAAGAAAGGATAGACCTTATACTCATATTGTCGAATTTATTAATCGCGAAGAAATAAAATTTCAAGAAAAATATTTTAATTCTTTAAAAGAAGCAGAAGAATTCGTGAATAAATTTGACGACGATGACACTATTGACATAACTATTGAAAAATATCTTAAACTGAATAAACGAACAAAGGACAATTTAGTTTTGTTTAAAACAGAAGGAATTCATTGGACTAAAAAAGATATTGAAATGGACCCATATTTGCTAGGTATGTGGTTGGGCGATGGTCTTAGTGACGGAACTGGATTTTCGTTAAATTATAAAAAAGACATTGAGACTTTAGCTTATTGGGAAAAATGGGCTCAAGATAATGAAGCCATAATTACAAAGAATGACCGATATAAGGTTTCAATTGTTTCTAAAAAAAATAAAGAAGCCGCCTCATTAGGATTATGTAATAGAGTAGAAGAAGCTCCGCTTAAAAAGTATCTTCGAAAATACAATCTTTTAAATAATAAACACATTCCAAACGAATATATTACTAATGACAGAGAAACACGGTTGCAAGTATTAGCTGGATTAATTGATACTGATGGTTCTGTTCGCGCCAACGGCCATGAAATTTGTATTTGCCAAGGTCCTGCAAATTATAGAATAATTGATAATGCTTATACATTAGCAATGTCGCTTGGGTTTTCGTGTGGAGTAAAAGAAGGAACCAGTCAATGGACTGATAAACAACATACTGATGGAGTTAAATATAAAGAATTAACAATCACTGGCTATAAAATCGGCGAAATCCCAACACTACTTCCTTATAAAAAATTAGTAGCTGTTGAAGATGATACTTTAATTGTAAGAAGCAAATCTTTCATGTGTAGTAAATTTAGTTTAGTTGAAGTCGGCGATGGTCCTTATGTTGGGTGGCAACTACATGATACCCGTGGGCGCTTTTGCTTGAAAGATGGACTGGCAGTCCATAACACTCCCGAAGGTGCTTCCGTTGGTATTGTTAAAAATATGAGTTATATGGCACATATCACTATTCATTCAAATAGCATTTCATTATATGAATATGTTGAACCACATATTATTGCATTAAAAACATTACAACCGTCATATACATATGACAAAGTAAAGGTATTTATTAATGGTTGTTGGATTGGTATATCAGAACAGCCAGAAAGTTTATACGCGCTACTTAAGCAAATGAAACATAAGGGTATTATTAATATTTATACTTCTATAATATTTGATTATAAATTACAAGAAATTAGAGTATGTAATGATGGCGGAAGACTAACAAGACCTGTTTTACGCGTTAAAGATAAAAATATAATTATTACAAATAAAATGATTAATAATTTAAAAGAGAATAACATATCTTGGGACGACTTATTAACAGATTGTAAATTAAATGAAACCGTTATTGAATATATTGATCCAGAAGAACAAAGTTTTAGTATGATTGCCACCAAGCCTAAAAATATTATTGAAGATGACGGTCACAATATATATAAATTTACTCATTGTGAAATTCATCCATCCACGATATTTGGAGTAGTTGCATCATGTATTCCTTATCCGGATCACAATCAATCCCCGAGGAACACGTACCAATGTTTAGATATTAATGAAACCGTTTTATTAAGTAATGGTTCAAAACAAATGATAAAAGATATTAAATTAGGAGATGAAGTTGTATGTTTTAATCCAGAAACAATGAATACAAGTTATACTAAAGTACTGAATCATTATGTTAGAGAAACCGATAAACAACTCTATAAAATTACAACATTAAGCGGTAGAACAATTATTGCTACGGAAGATCACAAGTTTATGACAACCGAAGGATGGTGTGAGGTTCAAAACATGTCGATTAATGAAACCAAAATTGGAGTAATGCCCTATCAACAAAACGCATTAACAATGGATACATCTGATACTACTTGTGTATTAAACGAATTACAATTCCGTGAATTCTTTATTAATACCAATATGAGTATAAAATTAATTGATAAATATGTAAAAGAACTTACACAAATTGGGTTATTACCAATTACCAGTAATACATATTATTTACCAATATTATCAAGAATTTTTGGGTTTATTTTAGCCGACGGTTCAATTAATATTTATGAACGTAATGGTAATAAGTTTACAGCGTGTAGTTTATGTTTTGGAACAGAACCCGATGTTATTGCGTTTGAAAATGATATTAAAATATGTGGATTTAATCAATGTAAATTTAATAAAAGTTCCAGAACATTTAACAACTCAACACATACTACTTTTAATGTTACTCATAATGGTATTCTACCAGCGTTATTATTAGCCCTTGGAATTTCTTATGAAAAGAAAACAGAGCATATCAGAAAAGAAATTCCTTTATGGATTATGAATGGTTGTAAGTTAATTAAACGCGAATTCTTAAGTGGGTTTCAAGGAGGCGATGGCTGTAAAATTAGATGGAATAAAATTGATAAAGGATATAATTTTGTTTGTGCGGAAACATCACAACAAATGAACCCAAAGTATGTCAATACGTTGATACATTTTATGTCACAATGTGTACTTTTATTGGGAGAATTTGATATTGAAGTTTCAAATGTTAAAAATTGTAAAGTAGAAGACAATAGGATTAAAGTATCATATAAAATTAGTGATAAACATGCAAATTTAATTAAATACTTCGATAATATTGGTTACAGATATGCTTCAACTAAAAACAATACTTCTATGCTAGTTGTTGAATATTTAAAATACAAAACGCTTTTATTTGAAGAACATATTAAAACAATTGAAATTATTAGAAAAATGCATTGTGAAAAAAAAACGAATTCGTTTATTGCTAATGAATTACATATTAAAACTAATAATGTGTCAGATGTTATACGAAGTTATAAAAATAATAGAAAAATATCAATGAGAAATATTGGCAATGATAATATTGAAACATGGCTAAAAGAGGTCGAATTAATCGATAATATGGTTTTCATTCCAATAAAAAGTATTGAATTAGAAAATAAAACATTAGTATCAGATATTACGGTGGAATCAAACAATCATAGTTTTATAGCAGGACAAAACTTCTTATCAAGTAATTGTGCGCAGGCCAAGCAAGCAATGGGAGTTTATGCCACAAATTTCAATGACCGTATGGATAAAACAGCATATGTATTGAGTTATTCTACAAGACCATTAGTTGACACTCGTGTTATGAATTTGATTAAATTAAATGAAATTCCTTCTGGTTGTAATATTAATGTTGCAATTATGACACATACTGGTTATAATCAAGAGGATTCGTTGCTTGTAAATAAAGGTTCGATTGATAGAGGT